AGCCCCAGTGCCAGCATCAAGACCAAGAGTTACTAGGTGGTCCACCTTCTATCCCAAAAAATACACAGCCTTTAGACAAGAACTTGGTGTTCTTTTGGATAGTTATTGTCTAACTCCAAGCCAAGACCTGCTCTATGTAAAGCTGGACTTCCATGTGCAGATACCAAAATCATGGAGTAAGAGAAAGAAGGCTGAGAAGGACACTCGGTTTTGCGACAACAACGCAGACGTGGATAACTACATTAAGGCCGTATTAGATTCAGCAGAGGGTCGTTACTACAATAACGATAAACAGGTCGTAATGATTAGAGCGAGGAAGTTCTGGTCATTAGATGGTCGTATCGAATATCAACAATCACCAATACAGGATATTGCATGAAGAATATTGTCTTACAGGAAGGGTTGGGTTACACAATAACACCCAATGCTATGGTGATGGCTGAGGATCTATCACTTAAATCCAAAGGTTTGTTTTTGTTCATGGCTCACAGGGTTGCTGCCAATCCAAACTGGAACTTTACGATACGTTCAATGGCTAAACAAATGCAGGATGGTGAAGATTCAATCCGATCTGGTTTACAAGAGTTACGCAAAAGTGGTTGGATAACGTATGACAAGCAAACTGATGGAAGTGGAATTTACACCTTAAAGGCTTATGTAGAGCCAAAACAGGAAAACCCTGATAAGGCTTCAGAACACCAAAACGGGGAATCCCCTAGAAGGGAAAACCCCAAGAAGGGAAAATCCACACGTATTAGTAATAATAGATTCAATAGTAATAATAGATTCAATATAACCACAAAACACGAAACCCAATTTGAAACATTCAGAGCCAAATATCCAGGAAAGAAACGAGGCTTTGAAACTGAGTTTAAAAACTTCATAACCAAACACAAAGATTGGGAAGAAGTATTAAGCACCTTGGAGATGATTAATCCAACCTTACCTTGGCTGGGTGTTACAGAGAAAAGATACGTTCCACACTTGCAGACTTTCATTAACAACCGTAATTGGGAGATGGGAGATGTCCAACCAATTAAACAACCAGTATCAAAACTAATCACCATGGAGGATTTAGCATGATTACAACCATTGAATCAGAAGAGTCAGTTATAGGAGGACTTATGATTGACCCTGTTGTTGATAAAGTTCTAGCAACAGGTCTTACTTCATCCGATTTTAGCAACAAGGCTTTGGGGAATGTCTTGGATGAGATTGTCGAGATGCACAACAACAAGCAAGATATTGATATTCTTACCGTTAAAAACCACACCAAAAGTAAAGGGATTGATTTTAGTTATCTAGCAACCATTGCAGATAACACACCAACAGTATCAAACATTGCTACTTATGCCAAGCATATTCGTTCTACATCTCTAAAAAGCAGGATCGAAGAACTCAAGAATAACATTACCTTTGACAACTTTAACCAGATTACCAGTGAAATAACCAATCTACAAGAAGAGTTAGAGAGTTCCAATGAAACCTCTATGCAGTCTGTTGTTGCTAAGACTCTTGACTATATGGATGAAATAGCAGAAGGGCGTACAGGTATTAACTCTGGCTTTTGTGTTCTTGATAGATTAACTCATGGCTTTAAGGCTGGAACTCTTACGGTTGTTGCTGCCAGGCCAGCTATGGGTAAGTCAACCTTGGTTCTTAATATCGCCTCTCATGTTGCTGATAAGAACAGTGTCTTATTCTTCTCCTTGGAGATGAGACAAGAAGATTTAGCAATGAAGATGGCTTCTGCTGACTCTGGTGTTCCTCTGCCAAAGATTTATAGCAACAAGATGTCAGATAAACAATCAGAAATCTATTACGGTTCATTAGCCAAGATTGGTGATAAGAAACTCAACATTGTTGATAAACGAGGACTCACCGTACAAGACATTATCACCCATGCCAGGAAAGCTGCCAATACAGAGCGTGGCTTAGACATGATTATTATTGACTATCTGCAGATTATGAAATACGACAAGGGTAGAGAAATCTCTGAGTTAGGAACAATCACCAGAGAGTTGAGAGGTCTTGCAAAAGAATTGAATGTTCCTGTAATCCTCCTATCCCAGCTAAGTCGAGGTGTTGAGCATCGTGAGGACAAAAGACCAATGATGAGTGATCTACGGAGTTCGGGGGAGATTGAGCAAGATGCAGACACAATTCTACTTATCTACCGTGACGATTACTATAAAGACAACTCAGAGAGTCCAGGTCTTGCAGAAATAATTATTGCTAAACAAAGAATGGGTACTTCTGGTGTCCACATAAACCTTAATTTCAAAGGTGATATATCTAGGTTTTCAGACGTGGAGATGACGTTATGAAAAAGTCAGCGTACATAAAACTGGACGATAGATTCACAATAGGTGTTGATACCTATAACTGGATTCTGAGAGATAAAGAAAAAGGAACAAATGATGGCTACAGTTTCTTTCCAAAACCAAAGGATATGACTGAATACATTATGGATATGTTGAGGAAAGAAGCAATACTGAGGGGTGAGGTAGACCTAGATGCTTATCGTCCTTTTATCCCCCATTCATCGGACTCAGTTAAAGCGTTATGGCGAGAGGTAGATGTCATGTTGGAACATAAATTAAGAAAACTTAAAATGGAGTTAGAAGAATGTCAAAAGTAAAACAATCAAAAATGACTAAAGGTGCAAAGGGATCTCGTTGCTATTTACATCTTGATGAGAATTGCCAATCAGGTGGAGAAACAACTGTATTCGCCCACTTGAATATATCAGCTATGGGAATGAAGAACCGAGTAGGGAATATAGACTTCGGCTGCCCAGCATGTTTTAACTGTCATAACCAAGTAGATGGAAGAACGCAAGCCAATCCACCGTTAGAAAGAGAGTGGATGGAGTTGAAGCATCTTAGAGGAACTATTAACTATTTAAGACTTATGGCTAAAGAAGGAGTTATTGAGTGCAAGTAAATCTAATGAGAAAGTTGTGGAAAGCCCCAACCACAGCGGTTAAGAAAGTTGGGATTAAGTGGTTGCTTTGGAGTGCTGAGAAGGCGTTTGCAAAGGCAAATCAAAAATTAACCAAAAGCAGGAGAAGAAGATGACCGATAAAAAGAAAAGGATTATCAAAAGTGGTAATCCTCATTGGTGCGTGTCTTATCTAAAACATGTTAAGCAAGATAAAGATGTGGATGCTCTAATCAAAATCATTATGAAGGGTAAGTCTGCTTCGGCCTTGTTTGACTTTTCTAGGCTACGGGTTATAGACCCAAGGTTTCACCATTTAACCAGGATCGACTTTATGAAAAAGTTAAAGAGTCTTGGTGTTAAAAGAATGGCCTTGGATACAGTGTGAGTAAGTTAGATTTAATCAACGGTAGGATTAAGCAGGGCGGTCTAGTTCAAGAGGATAAGACTGCCGAGCTTTATAAAAATCTCCGTAAAGATAGAGAGATTAAAGACAGTACACATAAACGCCCACTATGGAAGAGGGACTGGAAGAAATGAAATACACCTTTGATGAGATATTAGAAAGGCTATTGCTAACCAATGAAGAGCTGTTACTGTGTAAACAGCATAGAGAGTACGGGGAGAGGTTAGACGATATGTTAGATGGGGATGAAAAGTTTGGAGACTTTAAGGACGAGGACCCAAATGCACCGAGTAATACACAGAGAGAAACCTAAAGCAGACGCTTTTAAATCATTATCTACAGAGTTCTATAAGCAGAATCCAGACGTAGATACGGCCACAATATCAATTGTTGCAGATAAACCAAAGAGATCAGACAGTCAGAACAGGTTGTTTTGGACTTGGACAGATATTATCGCCAAGGAGATAGGGTACTCTAAACAAGAGATGCACCTGTTATTAGCAGATCAGTTCTTAGATAGGATTGAGTTTACCTCAAAGAAAGGTAAGGAGATTTCTCAGATACCATCAACCAGGGAGTTGAGTATTGAGCAGTTTGTAGATTTCTTGTGTGAGATAGATATGTTTGCTGGTGAGTACGGAATCAACCTACCTCACGGATCGGATTATAACTTTGCAGTTATGGGGAAAAGATGACACACCCAGAAGATCAGATACACACCAAGATAGAGGCTATTAGTAAAACCTTAAAGGAGGCACACAAGATAGCTAGGAGGGTAGACAGTCAGAGAGATACCGATATAAGGCACTTATTGTCTATAGCCATACAAGACCTTAACTATCTAAAAAGAGAGGTTTAACCCTTTTTTATTCCCTCTCTAAATGCCATTACATACTCATCTGGAGTCTTGTTGATTGCTTTAGCACCATCACCAAATATACGAGGAAACACCTCAATCAGAGGCTTACCATCTCGAATCACATAACCAAGATATTCACGAGTACCTTGTTTGCCCAGGTACCATTGAAGGGCGTATAAATCCTGGTCCGTATATCCAGCTTTTTTAATGGATTCAGCATAATCTTTCTTTAGTCTTTGGTTATAGCTAACCATGTTCATCTCATTAGGATCAGAGAATCCACCTTGACCATTAAAGCGTTGTTCTAAAATATCATCTTGTAGGGCAAAGTCATAAGCAAACTCTTCTCTGGTTAATCCGTTAGCATGGTTGTCATCTACATTGTTGTAGAGAATCTGATACTTGCCTGTTGCTGATGAGTCTGGGTTAAACAGATTTTTACCACCACTACTCTCTACATAAGATAGACCTTTTTTTACGTTTTCGAGGTTGGTAGATAAAAGACCAGGTTGGCTTGTTTTGGTCTCTACCACTTTGTTTAACATTCCCATTAATCAGTTACCCCTTCCTTTGCGTGTTCTAATATTTGTTTGGTGGTTTCTGTATTTAGGAGAAAATCTGTAGAGTTTAAAGCCAACATTTGATCTTGGAATATTCTTATTTGGTCGTTCTTTAGGTTGAACGGTTTTGAGCTAAGTATTCTGTGTGCAAAGGTTGGTACCCTGCCATTGTTATTAATTGTTTCTACCATAACTCTTTGGAATCTTGGATTATTGATAAGATTTCTATAGTGTCCAATACCTGTCATTGTTATAAGGGGCGCAAGTATTGATCCAGCCTTGCCTGCAAGTTTTTCACCTGATTCGGCAGCAGTTCTTGCTGCAATCATATTAGTGATTACTGAGGGTGTGTCAGATCCCATTTTTTTACTAATCTTGCTTGATATTGACTGTAGGTTGTCAAAAAACTTAATATCGTCAGGATAGAGGGATTTTAAAAACTTAAAGCCATCACTTGTTTTAAGAATTGTAGCAATTGTTGAGAAACCACCATCATTTGACCTTCTCAAATACCCACCCAACCCTTGTCTAAGGGCTGGAAGCATGTCTTTAAAGGTGTTAGTCTTTCCACCACCTACAGATTGGTTGAGTTTATCAATACTTGCTAATATTTGTCTTAATTTATTCAGTTTTAATGCAGACCCAGAAGTGTTTACCATGTCACCAATAATCTCTTGGGCTATTAAATCTTTATCCGTAGCATTTTTACTTGTGGCTAACCCATAAAGGCGCTTTCCAAGGCTATCATCCTCTAATAATTTCATTTGGTTGAAGGCACTAAAAGCCGCGTTCTCTTTATGTTTTTCTGTTACATATTTGTTTTGAAGTTTCCGTAGCTCTTTATAGGCTTTATTGAGTTCAGCGCCATACAGGCTCTCTCCATCTTTGTATTGTTTTTGTGATATTCCATAAAGCCCCGTCCTCATCTCACTAAGGAACTGCTTTTGCATGGCTGGTGTCAAATTCTCGGTTTCTTTCATTATGTTGAATTTGGCGAGTACGTTTTTAGGTATGTCACCCATTCTGCTATTGGTAATTTTGTCGAGAACATCCTTAATCTTGTTGTTTGGAATGAGGTTGTATTCAAGACTGTTAAGGGTGTTTTTTATTTGTGTATCTGTCTTGTTCCACGCATTATCTAGAACGCCCCTAGCACTCTTGGCACTATCATCAACAGAGGCGTTTGATTTAACCAATAGGTTTTTTGTTTGGTCTATCAAGTGTTGGAGTGCTGCAAAGTTACCTGATTCTTTACTGATATTAGCTTGCCAACCCTTTATAGGCCTCCTTAAACCTCTAACTGTTGGCCCAACAATATATTTACCCGCTGATTGCATGGCAGTTGGCAAGACTGCACCAAAAGTGCCAGATAAAGCCAGCTCTGGTACAGATATTTCATCTCTTAATCCAGCCTCTTTTTGTGCTGATTGAATGGACCCAGATGATGAGACACCTAGTAAACTACCAGTTGTTGATAAGCCAACACCTACTTGGATTTTTTTCTCTAAGGATTCTTTAATACCCTTCTTAATAAGTTCTCGAGCTGCCACCTTGCCAAGTGTTTTGGTTGCTATAGCCCCAACACCACCACTTAACCAGGTTGTTGGGTCTTTGACTGTGTTGGCAGTAAACGTCCAAAGTTGACTTGTAAATGGTCTTGAACCCAAACCAAAGGAGTCTGTTTTTGTAAATCTATCATAAACTCTTCCAATTAACTCAAGCTCGGATTTACTGGCATCGTCATACAAACCACCACTCATCTGGTCAAGAGCCGTCATTCCAAGGTTAAGCTCTAGAGAGTTAAACTCTTCAAAACTTTTGTCCACCAACTCCTTGTCTGTGCCTTTCCATGTGGAGTTGCTTCTTATTGCATGCAGGTTTCGTAAATCTCTAACATAAGTGTCATCGTGTGGAAGCTCTTCATAACTAAGCTCAAGCTGGTCATCAAGCATGTTGCGTATCTCTTGGGCTTCTTTATCTTTATTTAACTCAACAGCACGAACAAACAACCTTTTCAGCTCGTCTCTTTGGTTTTTTCTTTTGTATATTTGCTCTTCTGAAAAATCTGCCATTACTGCGCCCCGATATTTTTCTTAAATTCATTAATCCTAGCATCTAGCGCGTCCGAGGCGTTGATGAAAGCATCGTTTACAGATAGAGAATCACTGTTCAAGGTTAGATTTTTAAACTTATCCTCAAGGTTGTATAGGTTCTCTGGTTTGTTATTCCACTCTGCTATTGCTTTGTTATAGTTTGCCAATGTGTATTCTTTTTTTCCTTTGTGTTCTGTTGCCCATTCGCTGGCAAAGGCGCTTCTTCTCATAATCTTGTGGTTGTAGAATCTAGCAAAGTCGAGAAGTAACCTGTTGGCACCAGTTGACTTGTTGATTGAAGGCGCACCAGACTTAACAAAGTCAATATCTTTGTCGGATGCTGCTCCGCTAAGTTTAGTAAGTTGATTTAAAGCCAAGGTTTGACCTACAGCGTTAAATACTTGTTCTTTTGTTAAATCAACATCATATCCAAAAAGTGCTTTAGCTGCTCCTTGCGCTTCTAATGCCCACTCTTTGCCCCACCCTGTCTCAACACCACCATCAAGAAGCTGTGACATAATACTTATACTTTCCATTTGATTTGCTGCGTTAGAAACATCTGTATTAAGTTTTATCAGCTCATTGTTAATATCTTCTGATTGCATAACCACAAGGTCAGCATTGGTTCGTATATCCTCTTTAGATTGAGTGACCTCTGGTGGCTCTCCCCCTTTAAATATATTAAGAGCTTCTGTATACTGCTCTACTGTGAGATTTTCTGGGTCATATCCAAGGCCAGCGGCAATGTCTCTAATATTTCTCATATCAGGGGTTCCGTTGTTTGTTGAGCTATCAGTTGTGGCATCTTCTGTTTGAAACTTACTGTACATATCCATCAATGCTTGAGAGCCTTCAGGGTCTATGTTTCTCAACTGAACAGCGCCCATCTTAATAGCTTCTATGAATTTATTTTGATCACCACTTTGTGAGGCCGTTAAAATATTATTCTGTACGGTTTGGACATAATTAATCTTGTCTTGATTGACAGCAGCCTGTGTTCGACTACCCAACATACCATCAGTTAGGCTGTACAAGCCAGCACTTATCATTTCATTAAAGTTATCCTGATTCTTCTGTCTGTTTGCCACATTTAAGGCCAGCATGTTTTGAAATCCTTGGGGCATGGTTTCTCCTTATTTGTAGTTCATTGGATTACCAACATTTGTTGGACTTGTTGGGGCGATAGTTTTCTTTTCTTCTGGTGTGAATAATCCTACAAACGAGTCCCAAGCTTTGCCAAGGTTGTTAATATCGATAGCATTAGGGTTGTTAGGATCATTCTTGATTCCACCCCATTTAACTCCAGGTGCTGCGTTGGCAGCCTCTAGGTCGGCATATGCCTTGTAGTTATTGGTTGAAGCAAAACTACCCAAATTACCACCAGTGCTAAACAACCCACTGAGTTGATTGCCCATATTAAATATATCGGTTAAAGATTGGGTTTGACCAGTAAGCAAACTATTCTCATACGCCCTTTCTTTATCCCAATTTGAAATATCTACCGCTAAGTTTTGAGCATCGTGTCGACCGCCAAGAGAAGATAGTTCACCAGCACCACCCTTTGAAAACAACATACCCTGCGCTCTTCTTCTGTTCGCTGTGGCAAGCCTTTCTTGGTCTTGTTGTGGTCTTAGTAAACTATAACTTTTGTCATTTCTTGCTTGGTGACTAGCATCAGCATCGTAGTTCTTTAACCTATCACTATAGTTGGTGTATTGGTCAAAAAGGTCATCAAAAACAACCTGCATCTCTGGAGAGAATTTAGACACGCCAGAGCCATCATCAAAAGCAACACTACCTACTGGGGATGTTATGTTGTATGGATCAAACTTGGTCTTGTCAGCAAAATCTTGTGCTGCATCTATCTCATTTTTTCTATCTTTTCTATCTTGGTAATTTGTATAAAGACCCTCTAAAAAGCCTCCCCAGCTAAAGCCAGAGCCAGAGCCAGAGTCTGAGGCATATCCACTATTATCATGTCCTGTTACGTGTGACATATCTTCTCCTATGCTGTGCGTTTCCACATGTAAACGACTACATATGGTTGTAAATTGTTGTGAGCCTGACCGCCACCTGTTTCGCTTGTGTTATTGCTTGAGCTTTGCAGTTCAGTAACACCACCACCAACTGATGTGGCATCATCTCCTGTTGTTGCCACTCCTTCTTCAGTGTGTGTGTGTGCCGGCATTTCTGATACGGTTAGTGTGTGATTGTATTCACCACCTGTTTCGCCACTGGCAAATGTTTTGGTTTCGTTATCATCTGTACCATCACCAACACCGATCAACACTCGACCTTGTCCAAAAGCCTCCCAAGTACCGAAGCCTAGTCTTGTTGAAGCACTGGGTGAAGTTGAATCTGTGGTTGTATATAAAGAGCCTATTGGATATATACCCTCAACAACCGCCCTCACAAAAGCTGTGGTTGCTACTTTGTTTGTGTCATCTCCAGTGCTGGGTGTTGATGCTTCAAACTGTTGGGTGGATGAACCTGAAAGTTCTGCCTTATCATCAATCGCATCTGCAATTGCAGTAAATTCATCATGGAATAACTGTCCTGACACAACCTTATCAGCGTGTCCTTGCGCAAGGGCATCTCTTGCGTTCCATGCTGGTGATGCCTGTATTGTATAGTTAGCCATAATTATCTACCTTATCTTTCCTTGTTTAAATAATAGTGTGAGGTCTTGAAGTGAAACCGAATGACCACTGACCAGTGTGTCCATTCCTATTTGTAAATACTTAGCAGAGCCAGACATTGGAATACTGTATTCTCTTAGTCCAAATATCTCACCAAACTCATACTTAGTATCACTTGACGAGCTAGATGTGAACTCAGCATCACCAAAGTAAGCAGGGGTACCACTAGTTGATGGACTTAGGGATATGGTGTGTGACTTGTAAGGGGCTGCCTCTAAATCTTTGTACCATTTGACACCTACTGATGTGCCAGAACCACCACTAAATACAGCCTTGAATTTCTTTAAAAGTGATGCTGCGACACTCTCACCAAGTTCAATCCAGTTGGTTGTGAATCCACTGGTGTATTTATGATTTGTATGTGTTGAGGAGTTAACGTAATCCTTGTCCAGATAGGCTTCGTAAGTAGCGATACTTCCAGCTTGTTGTCCAACCAAAAAACCTTGTGACTTTGTAAAAGCCATACTAGATGGTTCTCTGTTATTAGTGAAGGACCAAGTGGTTATTCTAGGCGCTCTATTTGGAGTAATGTGCTTCATGTCAAGAACGTAGGTAATGTTCTTGTCTGTGAAAGACATAATGTAGACACCCTCGTTTTCAACATAGCACGACTTAATGTTGTGAGAATTACCAATATCTCTAATCATTGTGTCTTTAACATTAACTGATAAGTCAACCAATGGCACCTTATCAAGTTCAGAGGTCCTTGAAAGGGAGCGTACTCCAGTATCAGAAACAAAGATTAGGTCATCACCAACCGCTTGAATTGAGTCACGAGAAACACAACCAATACCTCTAATAACTTCCGTAAGAGCCATATTGTTTGGATCGTCTGGGTTTTGGTATATAACAATGTTTCGCTTGCCAAAGATAACTAGCTGTCCATAGAATGGAGCAATAGCCACAATATCGTCATTACCCCAAACAGCTTTAAGGTCTATATAACCAGTAAGTCTTGGTGTCCAGGTGTTGGATACTTCACAGGTTGATTGAGTTGTGTATTGAGGGTCAGAACATTCAGCCCACTCTGTACCAATTAAAGTGTCAGAGTAGTAAACAACATCTTTAGCTTCTGTTAGTCCACCTACCCATAAGCGTCCGTAATACCCCATGCCACATGATGGGTCAAAGGTCGTTACGCCTGATGGTTTATTGGCAAATGCTGACCAGGAGCCTGAGTATTCTAATGGTGTTTGACCTGATTGGACGGCATATAGTTTTCTGTTAAAGTTGATAAACTGCCAATCTGATTCTGCACCCGATACATTGTGAGAAAGGTTGTAGGCAGATGCTGGGTTAGAGAAGTTTATCTGGTAAATGTACGCCCCAGAAGAGGCGAAAACCTTGTTTGTACCATTGTCATCATACTCGGCTATGGCACCAATATTAGCACTAGCTGTAGGTATAGCTTGCTTTAAACCTTTGCGAGAAGATAATCGTCCAGATTCCTTTACAACCACATTGTCGGCTCTTGTTAGCCATGTGGTATCCAGCGTCAATGGGTTTGCCTGGGTGTTAAGCCCATTAATACCTACATTGTCTAAAGGTCTGTAAGTTAGTTGTTTAGCCATTACTTGACATACCAGTCGGATTCAAATTCTGTATTACCACTATCTAACATGATGGCCTCTTTGAGTGCTTGTACTGACTCTTGGGCAGCCATACTAGACTGTGTGCCACCATCTTCACCACGCTCGGAGATCGCTCTAGCATAAGACCCCAACACCACGGGGTGGCTTGGAATACTGATAGTATCTGTAGCTATCTTGAGTTGGCTTTGTGGTTTAATAATGTTGAAGTTGATGCTCTGTGCTTCTGTAGGAACAGGGTAGAGGTCAACATTCATATCATTAGGTCTGCCACCTGTTCTTGGTGTTGATCCGTTAAAGCCATAATGGGCTGGTTCACCTGTGGATACATTGGCTACAGGGAAAGACCTGGCGTTTAACCACTCGCTTGATGCTTGTGTTAGATGTCTACCTGTCTCTTGGTTGATAACATCCATAACTTTGAAGTTGTTACCAGCACCAGATGATGCGTTACCAAGTGTGTATTGCATCGTACCATCAGCAGTTGTGACGATATAGGTGTCTCTTAGTGCCAACCAATCATGGTTACCCTCGCAATGTCTTTTGGCATCATTAACCAACGATCCGATAACTTTTTGATAGTCAGTAACCGTGTTTGATTCGTTGATATTACCCGACCAATCTGTAGAGATTGTTTCCTCTCTGAGTCTGATTAATACTTCGTTTATGAGTTCTCTAAATGTCATAATTTATCCTTTAATTATCTTGCCCCAAACATTGGCTTGGCCTTTAACAATGTCGATTACATCCAACTGAAACTCACCACCTTTAAACCAAGTGATGATTCCAAAAGCATGACCCCAGTTATGAGGCTTGCCTTTTAGCCATCTGTTCTTTTCTGCTGATCTATCCTTTAAACAACCCATCGACCAAGCACTTGTACTCTCATCTAAACGTGTTGCCGTGTGCCTGGTTACATCATGCGTATGACCGTAGATTAGATTGCCATAAACATCACTGTGTTTCTTTGCGTGGTTATTACCACAGTAAGCCCCATGAATAAATTGAGCCTTACCAATTCTTAATAATTCGTTATATCTTTTGTAGGTGTAACCTCTCTCATCCCACTTACACGCCTTTCTAAACATGTACTGATCCAGGTAGGGATTCTCTTCGACAAATGCGTCTAACCACTCATCATGGTTGCCAGCGAGGATATGCCTTTCCTTACAGTTAATAGTGTCTAGAACGGCATCCATCTTATCTATTTCCCTATTAACAGCCTCAATATCCTTGTCGATTTGAGGTAGTTGATATTCAAGAGGTGGTCTCTTACGTCTCTTGTATCTATGACCATTAACACTGGTCCATTCACCAACATCACCAAGATTAATAAATGTATCTGGTTTGATGTGTTCTATCGCTTGTAAAACTACCGAGTAAGCCTTCTTATCGTGTATCGGGAAGTGCTGATCGGGTATTACTATGCCGATTTTATTCATTTATCTGCGTGTAATTGATTGTCCAAAATATAACCCTACAACAGCCATAATAGCGTGGCCTAGCCATTCTGGAACGACTGTGCCTTCAAGGTTGATGTACTCAGTTACTGTGTTTGTGAAGTCTAAGAACAAGAACTTAAATCCAGAGGTAACTTCTACAGGGACTTGTGTAGATAATCCGAAAGCAGGAGCTAGGAGAATATAAGCAGCCATAGCCATAAACGACACAACCAAGAACTTCTTAGCCCAAGATGCCTCTGGAGTATTGAGCTTACCCGCTCTCTCCATACTGGCCTCTACGTTCATATATTGTTCTTTACGGTAGTTTCTCTCGTCAGCTAGGTCAGCCTGTGACTGACTCCACATCTTCATAAATGCACCACCCAATGTAGATGTAAGCATGGTGATTATTTCCATCGGTAATCCAAACATTATTGACTCCCTGTGTATAGTTCATAAGCCTGTTGTGCTGTCTCAATCTTCGTTTCCAGTACAATTACTCTGTTCATATTCTGGTCTGATAGTTCTTTCAGGTACTCTAGGCTGTTGACCTTGT